GGGGGGGGGGGAGCAAGGTTTAAAGTCCCATGCCGGGATACCGCCCCGGCCCCACGCGCAACATTTCGCGGAATTCGGGTGGGGGGTGTCCCCGGGGTGCCCCGGTGCTCACCCGGTAGTTGCCGGGTCGTCCCTCCTCGCGCCCTTGGTCGTCCGCCTACGGTGGAGGCGATGAGTGCCCGCCCTGCGGTCCCTGCTCCGGCGTCTCGAATTCTGGCTCCTCGGCAATCCCCACGATCCCGCGTGGAAGGCGCAGACACCCGACCAGCGGTTCCGGGGATACGACCCACAACTCGCCCGCCGCGCCGACGCGCGCGCGGCAGCGAAGTGGCGGCGGGCGCGGACGAAGTGGCCGGTGGCCAGGCGGCGCGGGCCATAGTCCCCCCCGCCGCCACGTCCGCGTCCGCCCGTCGAGGATCCTCGGCGTTGATCGCGGACCTCGTGGCCGACCCGGAAAACCGACGCACGCACAACGCGCGCAACCTCGACATGGTCGCCGCCTCGCTCCGGCACGTCGGCGCCGCCCGCTCCATCGTGATCGACGAAGGCGACGTCGTCCTCGCGGGCAACGGCGTCACGGCGGCAGCGGCGCAGGCGGGCATCACGCGCGTCCGGGTGATCGAGGCGGACGGCGATGAGCTGATCGCGGTGCGGCGGCGCGGGCTGACCGCCGAGCAGAAACGCGCGCTGGCGATTTACGACAACCGCACGGCGGAACTCGCGGAGTGGAACGCGGCGCAGCTCGGGACGGACCTCGCCGCGGGCCTCGATCTGGAGCCGTGGTTCTCGCCCGAGGAACTCGCGGCGCTCGGCGTCGGGTCCGCCGAGGCGCCCGCGGGCGCCGGTGCCGCGACCTTGGCCGAGCGGTTCGGCGTCCCGCCGTTCTCGGTGCTCGACGCGCGCCAGGGCTATTGGCAGGACCGGAAGCGCGCGTGGTTGTCGCTCGGGATCGAATCGGAACTCGGGCGCGGCGCCGGGATTTGGACCGACGACACGCACGGCAACACGCCCGCCGACCGGCAGGCGAAATATAAAACCGCGGCGCCCGGCGGCAGTCCACGCCCCGCGGCGAAAACGAAGCACGGCAAAACCCAACGGGGAGATGGACGTGGTCGCACCCTTGCCCGCCCCGCGCGTTGAGCGCGTCGGCCAGCTGCTCGTGGTCCGCGACGATTTGATCGCGGGCGGCACGAAGGTCCGCGTGATCCCGCAACTGCTCGTCGGGGCGCGCGAGTTCGTCTACGCATCCCCCGCGGCGGGTTATGCGCAGATCTCGCTGGCGCTGGCGTGCGCCCGCCTCGGGTTGCGCGCGACGATCTTCTGCGCCGCTCGTCGGGCGTGGCACCCGAGCACCCGCGCAGCGGCGCAGGCGGGCGCCACCATCATCGAAGTGCCCAACGGGTATATGACCGTCGTTCGCGCGCGTGCACGCGCCTATTGCGCCGTCAGCGGGGCGTGCCTGCTCCCGTTCGGATTCGACTGCCCGCCGTTCGTGGCGGGCCTCGCGGCGGTCGCGCGCGCGCTCGACCTGGGCGACCCACCGGAGGTGTGGTCCGTGGCGGGCAGCGGGGTGCTCACCCGCGCGTTACAGGCGGCGTGGCCGCGCTCGGCGTTCGTGGCGGTGCGGATCGGCGCGGTGCCGAAGGTCGGGCGCGCCATCGTCCTGACGGCGCCGGAGCGGTTCGAGCAGGTCGCGAGGTGCCCGCCGCCGTTTCCGTCCAGCGCGCACTACGACGCGAAGGCGTGGCGCTTCGTCTCGACGCAGGCGCGCCCCGGGGCGGTGTTCTGGAATGTGGGAGGCTAGACGCGATACTTCGCGCGCACGGCGGCGATGCCGTCCGCGACGAGACGGTGCGGGTCGTGCCCGATCTGCCGGTAGAACTCGGGGTTCATGTGCGCCGCCCACCCGCGGGTGATCGTGGCGGTCTCCTCGCCCAGGCGCGGGAACCGGGCGGCAATGCGCAGGGCTTCGACGTGGTCCCCGGCAGCGACCGCCGCCTTAAGGCGCGAGATTTTCGTGATCGGACCCATGACCCGACGAGCTTAGCGTGAGGCCGCATCGAAGGGGACCGGCGCGGGTCTTTGGGCAAGACCTCATGCGGGGAGAACACATCGTGGGCGGAAAACGGCTGACGTGGGTCACCGGCGCCGGAACGGACGAGCGCAGCCAAGCGATTCTCGCGGCAGGACCGGCGCCCCGCATGGCCCGCCCGCCGCATGGTCCGAACGTGCGGCGCGCCGCCGACGGCACGCTCGACTACCAGCCGACCAACGCGCCGGACGGCGCCGCGTCGGGCACGTCGGTCTTCGACCCGGTCCTCTGTGAGCTGGCGTATCGGTGGTGGTGCCCGCCCGCGGGGTTGATCGTCGATCCCTTCGCAGGCGGCAGCGTGCGCGGGATCGTCGCCAGCAAACTCGGGCGCCGGTATCTCGGCGTCGACCTGCGACCGGAACAAATCGCCGCCAACGAAACCCAGGCCGCGCGCATCTGCGACGACCCGCGCCCACGGTGGATCGTGGGCGACAGTCGCGCCCTCGGCACGTTCGTCGGCGGCGCCGAGGCGGACTTCGTGTTTAGCTGCCCGCCCTACGGCGATCTGGAGGTCTACAGCGACGATCCCGCGGATCTCAGCACGCTGGACTATCCCGCGTTCCTCACCGCCTATCGGCAGATCGTCGCCGCGTCGGTCGCGGCGTTGAAAGCGGATCGGTTCGCGTGCTTCGTCGTCGGGGACCTGCGCGATCGCCAGGGGTTTTATCGGGGCTTCGTGCGCGATACCGAACTCGCGTTCGAAGACGCCGGTGCGCGGTTTTACAACGAGGCGATCTTGGTGACGTGCCTCGGGTCGCTGCCGATCCGCGTCGGGCGGCAGTTCGACGGCGCGCGGAAACTCGGGAAGACGCACCAGAACGTGCTCGTGTTCTGCAAGGGCGACCCGAAGGCCGCGACCGCCGCCGTAGGCGCGGTGGAGCACGGCGACATCGACGGAGCGGCCGCCGACCCGCTATAGGTCATGCGAGGCCGCAAACCGCAACCAACCGCGCTGAAATTGCTCCGGGGCAATCCCGGGAAGCGTCCGGTGAACTTGCGCGAACCGCAGCACGGAGCACTCGACGCGGCGGTGCCGCCCGACCTTGTGGACCCGGAGGCGCAGGACGAGTGGCGGCGCCTGGCCGCGGTGCTGATCACGCGCGGGCAGGTGACGACGGTGGATCGGGCGGTGCTGACGGGTTACTGCGTGAAGTATGCGCAGTGGATCGCGCTGGAACGCGAGGCCGCGAAGCACCCGTGGGTGGTGAAGACGCCGAGTGGGTATCCGATCCCGAACCCCGCGCTCGGGATGGCGAACAAGGCGTTCGGGTTGATGCTGCAGGCGGCGACCGAACTCGGGATCACGCCGAGTGCCCGGTCGCGCGTGAGTGCGAACCTCGAACCGTGGGTGCCGACGCCCGACAGCAAGTGGGCGGGCGTGCTGAAATAGAGGCCCGATGGCCCGCGCGTCGAACCCCGCCACGCTGAAACTTCGGCTCATCAACCAGCTGACGCACACCAAGGGTCCATTTGCTGGACAAACGTTCCGCCTGCGGCGCTGGCAGGAAAAAATCTTGCGCGCACTGTTCGCGGTCGATCCCGCGACCGGTCGCCGGCGGATTCGGCAATGCCTGTTGATGCTGCCGCGGAAGAACGGCAAGTCGGAACTCGCGGCGGCGCTGGCGATTGACGGGTTGTTGTTCGACGGCGAGATCGGCGGCGAGGTGTATTCCGCCGCCGCCGACAAGGAACAGGCGGCGCTGGTGTTCAACGTCGCCGCGCAGATGTTGCGCAACGATCCCGAGCTCCTCGCCGCCTGCGAAATCGTCGACAGCCAGAAGCGGATCGTGCACCGGGCGACCGGCTCGTTCTACCGCGCGATCAGCGCGGAGGCCTATTCGAAGCACGGCTTCAACGCTTCGCGCGTCATCTACGACGAACTCCACGCGGCACCGTCCCGGGAACTGTGGGACGTGCTGACATCGAGCACCGGCGCCCGGGCGCAACCGCTCGTGATCGCCATCTCGACCGCAGGCTATGACCGGCACTCGATTCTGTGGGAACTGTATTCGCACGCGAAACGGGTCCGCGACAACCCCACGCTCGACCCGTCGTTTCTGCCGGTGCTCTATGAGGCGGCGCCCGACGCCGACTGGACCGACGAGGCCGTGTGGCGCGCCTGCAACCCGGCGCTCGGGGACTTCCGCAGTCTCGACGAACTGCGCACCGCCTGCGCCCGGGCGAAGGAGATCCCGGCGCAGGAGAACACGTTCCGCCGCCTGTATCTGAACCAGTGGACCGAGCAGGCCTCGCGCTGGATCACGATGCCCGCCTGGGACGCGTGCCTTGGACCGATTGACCGCGCCGCCCTCGCCGGGCGCCGGTGCTTCGTCGGCCTCGACCTCTCGACAACGACGGACCTCACCGCCGCGGTCGCGGTGTTTCCGATGGGCGAGTATTTCGCTGTGCTCCCGCAGTTCTTCGTGCCCGCCGAGCGCATCCTGCAGCGGGTGACGCGCGACCGGGTGCCCTACGACCAGTGGCAGCGGGACGGGTTTCTCACCGCCACGCCGGGTCCCACCGTGAATTACGAATACGTGCGCGCGGTGATCAACGCCTGGGATCAGGAGTTCGACCTGAAGATCGTCGCCTACGACCCGTGGAACGCGACCGATCTGATCAGCCGTCTCGAACAGGTCGACGGGTTGACGTGTGTCAAAATGCGACAAGGATTCGGGTCGCTGTCGGCGCCGACCAAGTCCCTCGAAACCGCGATTCTCTCGAAACGCCTCCGGCACGACGGGCACCCGGTCCTGCGGTGGAATCTGTCCAACGCGGCGGTCGAGTCCGACGCAGCGGGGAACGTGAAACTGTCGAAGGCCTTGTCGACGGAAAAGATCGACGGCGCGGTCGCGCTGGTGATGGCGCTCGATGCCATGGAACGCCACGACCACACGCCCGCGACCGCCTATCAGATGTTGATTCTCGGAGGCGCGTGATGGCGAACAATCCCGGACGGCCTCGGATTGACCCGACCGACTGCTCGGTGGTCGTCTCGCTGACGATCCCCGGACGGACCTTTGACGCGATCTATCGGCGCGCCCAGGCCGCGCGCGTGTCGGTGCCCGAACTCATCCGGCGCGCCCTCGATAAAAAAACAGAAACTCACGACCCGCCGACCCGCTGACCCATACTGCGCGCGCGGTGATCCAGCACGCGCACGCCCTCCTCGAGCTCAAGGACGCAGGCGGCGCGCCCTCGGCGCGGTTGCGGTTTTCCGGCACGGCGACCACGCCCGCGCCCGACCGCGCAGGCGACATTCTCGAACCGTTCGGCGCGACCTTCACGAATCCGATCCCGCTGCTCTGGCACCACGACCGCGAACGCCCGATTGGGTTCGCCACGCTGCATCCCGCGACCGTCGCGGGGATCACGTTTGACGCGACGATTCCGGACATCGAGGATCCTGGGCCGTTGCGGGATCGGGTGCTGGAGGCGGTGCAGAGCGTCCGCGCCGGGTTCATTCGTGCTGTCTCGGTGGGCTATCGAGTCCTCGACGGCGGGCTGACGCGCCTCAAATCCGGCGCCGCCCACATCCGCCAATACGAAATCTGCGAACTGTCCCTCGTGACCGTGCCCGCGAACATGCACGCCACGATTCAGGCGATCAAAAGTCTCGACGCCCAATATCTGGCCGCGCCTGGCCGTCTGCCCTCCGGCGCCACGGAGATTCCCGCGACACCCGCGCGCATAAAGGGCGCGCACTCCATGACCGTTCACGAACAAATCACCCAATTTGAAAACACGCGCGCCGCGAAGGTGGCGCGCATGGGATCGATCATGGCGACCGCGCAGGACGCCACGCTCGACAACACGCAGCGCGAGGAATACGACGGACTGAGCCTCGACGTGAAGACCATCGACGCCGACCTCGTCCGCTTCCGCGATCTCGAAAAGCTGCAAACCGCGAACGCGACGCGGGTCGACGGCGCGCCGCCGCCCCGGACCGAGGCGCCGTTCTCGGTGTCGGTGAAGTCGAACGTCCCGCCGGGGATCACGTGGGTCCGGTCGGTCAAGGCGCTCTTGCAGGCGAACGGCGACAGCTATCGCGCGATGGAATACGCGAAGCAATACCGGGATGGGAACGTCGATTTGCTGATCAAGGCCGCGGTTGCGCCGGGGTCCACAACCGATCCCGCCTGGGCGGGCGCGCTCGTGACGGTGACGAACTTGACGAACGAGTTCATCGCCCTGTCGCGCGCGGCGACCATCATCGGCAAGGTGCCGTTCAAGAAGGTGCCGTTCAACGTCTCGATTCCGGCACAGACCGCGGGCGGGACCTACAAGTGGGTCGGCCAGGGCAAGCCAAAGCCGGTCACCAAGATGCAGCTGGGATCGGTCCAACTCGGAATGGCGAAGGCCTCGGGGATCATCGTGCTCACGGAGGAACTCGTGCGCAGCTCCTCGCCCGATGCCGAAACCATCGTGCGCGATGAGATGGTCAAGGGCATCGCCGCGTTCCTCGACCAGCAACTGACCGATCCCACGGTCGCGGAAGTGGCGAACGTCTCACCGGCCTCAATCACGAACGGCGCGTCGACCGCCGCCTCGACGAATGATCCCGCGCAGGACCTCGCCGCGATTGTCGGTTACTTCTCGGGCAACCAAGTCGGGTTGACGAATCTGACGATCCTGATGTCGGAGGTCAACGCGTTCAACATGGGCTTTGGCACCAACGCGCTCGGCGTGCGGATGTTCCCGGGCATCGGTCCCGCGGGCGGCAGCACGAACGGCGTGACCATCGTCGCCAGCAACACGGTCGGGGACAAGATCATCGGCATCGCGCCCGAGTATGTGCTGTTCGCGGACGACGGCGGCGTCAGTATCGACGTCTCCCGCGAGGCCTCGATCCAGATGAACGACGCGCCGGTGTCACCCGCTGATCCCGCGACGACGGTGTGGTCCTCGTTGTGGCAGGACAACCTCGTCGGCCTCCGCGCCGAGCGGTTTATCAACTGGAAGAAGTCACGCCCGACCGCCGTTTACTACCTGACCGGCGCCGTCTACAGTCCCGGCGTCGTCACGCCCTAGTCCCCGTCGCCGCGGGCGCGTCGTGCCTCGGCACGGCGCCCCGCGGCGCGTGGGTGCCCCATGCAACTCCGGGTGTTCGGTTACGACCTCATCGCGCAGAAGGCGGCGGGACTGCGCCCGGTCAGCGGGCGCGTCGGGCGCGGTGGGTGGTATCCGATCATCCGGGAGCCGTTCCAGGGTGCGTGGCAACAGAACGCCGAGATCCCCGGGCAGACCGCGCTCAGCAACACGGCGGTGTTCTCCTGCGTGACCCTGATCGCGCGCGACGTGGCCAAGCTCCGGTTGCGCCTGGTCCAACAGGACGACGAAGGGATCTGGTCGGAGGCGACGAACTCGGCGTGGTCGCCCGTGCTGCGCAAGCCGAACCGCTACCAGACGATCCTCACGTTCATCGAGCAGTGGATGACCTCGAAGCTCGTCCACGGCAACACCTACGCACTCAAGGAACGCGACGGCGCAGGCCTCGTCCGCGCGATGTATGTGCTCGACCCGACGCGCGTCACCCCGTTGATCTCCCCGGACGGCGGCGTCTATTACGAGCTCCGTCGCGATGATCTGGTGGGCCTCGGCGCCCTCGGGGACGGGCGCGTCGTGGTGCCCGCGTCCGAGATCTTCCACGACAAGTGCGTCCCGCTCTTTCATCCCCTGATCGGCACGAGTCCGCTGTATGCGTGCGGGCTGTCGGCGTTGCAGGGGTTGACGATGCAACAGACCAGCAACAAGTTTTTCGCGGGCGGCGCCAATCCCGGTGGCGTGCTGACCGCGCCCGGCGCGATTGCGGACGACACCGCGAAACGCCTCAAGGAGTATTGGGATCAGAACTTCACCGGCGACAACGTCGGCAAGGTGGCGGTCCTGGGCGACGGGCTGCACTACGAGCCGATGACCGTCACCGCGGCGGACTCGAAGCTGATCGAACAACTGAATTGGACCGCGGAGACGATCTGCTCCTGCTTCCACGTCCCCGCGTTCATGATCGGCGTCGGCCCGCCGCCGCCGTTCGCCAATGTCGAACCGATGTTGCAGCAATACCACGCGCAGTGCATCCAATCGCACCTCACGTCCGCGGAGCAGGTGCTCGACGACGGCCTCGGGTTGGACGGCACGAAATACGGCACCGAGTTCGACGTCGATGACCTGATCTGGATGGACACCGCGACGAAGACGAAGGCGGCGGCGGACGCCATCGGATCGGGCGCGATGGCGCCGAACGAAGCGCGCAAGAAGTATTTCGGCCTCGGCAGCGTGAAGGGCGGCGACACGCCTTACATGCAACAACAGAACTACTCGCTGTCGGCGCTCGATGAACGCGATCAGGATCAGCCGTTCTCGAAACCGACCGCCGCGCCCGCCGCCGCCGCGCCGGAGGCGGCGCCGCCCGAGCTCGTCGCTGGGGCGCGCCTCGAATCGGTCGCCCTCGCGTTGCTGCAGAAGGACTGGAGTGCCGTCGCCAATGGCTGACCCGGACGCCCAAGCCCAGGCCGTGGCCGATGTGATCGAGGCCGTCGTGCGCGCCGCCCTCGCGCCGGTCCTGGCGCGCCTGCGCGCGCTCGAACCGCTCGTGGCCGATGTGCAGGGCACCCGGGAACGGGTCGCCAGCCTGGACGCCCGGGCGCCGGTCCCAGGCCCGCCTGGTCCCGCTGGGGCGGACGGTCTCGGGTTCGACGACTACGAGGTCCGCTATGACGGCGACCGCACGCTCACGCATCGGTGGGCGCGCGGGGAGCGCAGCGGGGAGCAGGTGATCAAGATCCCGACGCCGATCTATCGGGGCGTGTTTGTGCCGGGGCATCTCTACGAGCGCGGCGATCTGGTGACGGTCGACGGGTCAATGTGGCACGCGAACAGCGACACGACCGCGCGCCCGGGCGAGGCGGCGACGGCGGCGGACTGGACCCTGGCGGTCAAGCGCGGTCGGGATCGGTGGGTCAAATGATGTCCTGGCCGTTCACGTTTTCGCCGGCGCTCGACGAACGCGTCGTCAGCGGGGAGATTGCGCTCGACGCGCCGCCGCCCTACACGACCGCGACCCGGGTGTGGATCGCGAATCTCACCGCCGACGGCCTCGATGCGAGTCGCCCGATCCTCGCGTATCCCGCGGGCACCGGGATCGTGCTGCAGGCGCGCGCGAACGCGGCGATCTATGTGTCCCTCGTCATGACCGCCCGCGCCACGGCGCGGAAGGGCTATGTCGAGATCCCGGTCGCCCGGCTGGAGGCGAGTGCCTCGCCACTCCCGGTTGGCGCCGCGGAAGCGTTCTTCCTCCCCGCGGGCGCGGTGGCGGTCGCCGCACTCACGGCGTCGACCGATCCGGTGCTCGTGACGCTGGATGCTGCGAAACGGCACCTCCGCGTGACCGACCCGGCTTACGACGTGGAGATCACCGACACCCTGGCGCGCGCGAGTGCGACGATCCGCGATTACCTCAAGGAACGGAACGACCCGACGTGGACGCCCTCGACGGTCCCGCTGTGGCTCCAGGCGGCGGTGCTGCTCCTCCTTGCGCATTTCTACGAGCACCGCGGCGACGAATTCGGCGCCGACAGCGACAACGATGATCGCGTGTGGTCCGCGATTGCGAATCTCTGTCGGCGGTCGCGGGACCCGGCGTTGGCGTGATGACAGCCATCGGCGCCTACCGGCATCTCGTGACGTTGGAGTCCCCGGAGGGTCCGCTCGACCCGCCGACGTGGGCGTGCGCGATTCAGTCGGCCAGCGGATCGGTCGTCGACGGGGTCACCGCGCATGTGCTCCGCGGGCGCTATCACCCGGGGATCAACCTCGAAACGCGGGTGCGGTTCGAAGGGCGCGCGCTGCAGGTGCAAAGCCTGAACGACGTCGATCAGCGGCACGTGGAGCTCGTGCTCCTGTGCGCAGAAGTGGTGGGGCGACATGGCAGTGAAGTTTGACGGCCTCGACGAACTCCGTGCGGCACTCAAGCAGTTGCCCGCGCAGCTGGTCAGCGAGGCGACGCCGATTGTGCACGCCCATGCGTCGGCAGCGGCGGCGCAGATCACCGCCGCTTATCCGTATCGCACCGGCGCCCTGCAAGGCGGCGTCTCGGTCACGCTGCGCAACGATGCCGTCAGCGCGTCGGCGCGCGTCGTCAGCCGCGCGAAGCACGCGAACATTTTCGAGAAGGGCACTGGCCCGCGCCGGTGGCGGAACGGCAAGAACACCGGACGAATGCCCGCGGGCAATGTGTTTATTCCCCGCGCGATTGACAACCGCCGCGCGATGAACGACGACCTGATCGCGTTCGTCGAGCGACTCGGGTTCGACGTCACACCCTGAGTATTTCCAACCGATTCACAAGGAGACACGTCCATGCCTGCACCTGCACCGCCTGTCAACAATCCCGGGACTCACGGCAAGGAAGGGATTGTCGCAATGAAAATGCTCCCCGCAGATCCGTGGGTTGCCATCGGCAACATCTCGGATTGGACGCTAAACATGGCGACCGACAAGGTCGAGACGACCGCCCTCGGGGACGCCAACAAGCGATACGTGGTGGGTTTGAAGGACCTGTCCGGGTCCTTCACCGCGTTCTGGGATCGGTTGACCGATGCGATCTTCGACGCGTCGGACTCGCTCGTCGGCTGCTACCTCGCGTTCTGGCCGAGCGCGACCTCGGCGCAGGGCTGGGAAGGCCCGGCGTGGTTGGATGCGTCGATCAAGGGCGGCGTGACGAGCGCGGTCACCATCGACGCGACCTTCGTCGCCAACGGCGCGTGGGCGCGCACGTCGCAGGTCGCCGCGACCGGCGCCAACGGCGTCGCGTCCCCGGGCAAGTTCACGCCCGCGGGCGCGATGGCACCCGCGAACCTCGCCGCGATGACGGGCATCACCGCGAGTCCCGCGACCGCCTGGACCACCGGGCAGTATGTCGTCCTGGGCGATGGCAGCGCGGCGCACTGGGACGGCACGGCGTGGGTGGCAGGCGTGGCGCCGTAGGGTCGCAATCGTGGCGGTGACCGGGTCGCTGCATCGGATCGTGATCGAGGGCGTGGAGGCGACGGTGCGCCTGGGCTATCAGCGCGCCGCCGAGCTGGGCGCCTGGCGCGTCGAGGGCGACTGGTTCACCGCGCGCGTGCGGACGGTCGACATGTTCCGCATCACGCAAACGCCGTTGACGCTGGAGATCCCGAACAAGGACGGCATCCCGACGCGCCGCCCGCTCGGGGACGTGACCGTCTATCAGGGTCAGCTTTCCGCCCGCCTGCTTCCAAAACGCACAGGAGGTTCGTGACTATGGGATCGAGGTATCGCAAACCCGAGGAAACGCGGCTGGAGCTCTCCGAGGGCGATTGGCTGCTCGTGCGGAAACATCTCACCGCGGGCGAGGAGCGGGACGCCCAGGCGCGGGTGATCAAATCGGGCACGTATCGGGCGGGCGAGAATCCCGAACTCGATACCGAGCACATCGGGATCGCGATGATCGTGAGCTATCTAATCGACTGGTCGATCACCGACGCCGATGATCGCCCGGTGCTGGTGCGGGACCAGCCGTATCCCGTCGTCGCCGCCGCCCTGCGCAACCAGACGTCCGAAAGCCTCAAGGAGATCCTGCAGGCGGTGCAGGCGCACGACGCGGCGATGGCTGCGGAGCGAGAGCACCAAAAAAAAGACCGGGGTGGCGCGAACGCACCGTCTCCGACCTCCACATCTGCCGCGTGATGGGCTGGTCCTATGACGAGCTCCTCGATCTGCCGGTCGACGTCTACACCGTCCTCGTGGACACGTTGAATCAGGAGGCGGCAGCGCGCCGCAAATAACCGCCCGTGCCCAACGCTACTTTCACCGCCAACTTTGCGAGCTTCCAGGCCGCGGTCGCGAAGGCGGAACTGACCCTCAAGGATTTTGGCGAGGGCGCCGACAAGGTCGGCGGGCGCCTCGACACGCTCGGGAATCAGTTCTCGGGTCGCAAGATCGTGCAGGAAGCCACGCTCATGGCGAAGGCCGTCGAGGACATCGGCGGCGTCTCGGTCCTCACCGAAAAGGAACTCAAGCGCCTCGGCGCCACGACCAACGAGGCGGTCGAGAAGATGAAGAAGCTCGGCATGGAAGTGCCGAAAAACCTCCAAGACATCGCCGACGAAACGAAGAACGCGAACAAGGCGTCGGTCGACTGGCTCGGCACGATGTCAAAGATGGCGGGCGCGGTCGGCATCGCGTTCTCCGTCGACAAGATCACCGCGTTCGTCGGGAGCGTGTTCGACGCGGCGAGTGCTATCGCGGATCAATCCGCCGCCGTGGGAATGGGCGCGGAGGCCTTCCAACGCATCAAATACGCGGTCGAGCAGGGCGGCGGGTCCATCGACGATTTCACCACGGCGGCAAACAAGCTCAACGACAACCTCGCCACGGGCAGTAAATCGACCGTCGGCGCGCTGAAGGCGGCGGGCCTCGGGTTCCAAGAGATCCGCGGGATGAAACCGGACGAGGCCTTCCTCGCGGTCAGCGACGCGGTCGGCCAGATCGAAGACCCGATGGAACGCGCGCGCGTGGCGCAGGAACTGTTCGGGAAGGGCGCCCTCGCGTTGCTGCCCGGGATGGTCGGGGGTTACCGCGATGTCGCCGCGGGCGCGAAGGTGATGTCCGACGAGACGGTCAAACGCCTCGCGGACGCGCAGGATGCGTGGGCGGCGCTCGGCAACAAAATCACCATCGTGACCGGGGAAGTCATCGGTCGCGCGATGAAGCAGTTCGAGAAGGACCTCGCCTTCCAGAAGGAATTGTGGGGCGGCGTCGGCGCGTTTCTCAAGGGCGGCATCAAGGGATATGAGGACTTCGGCGCCGCCGTGGAACGCACGAAGCAGGCGACCGCCGCCGCGCAGGAGGCCGATAAGAAGGCGGCAGAGGAAAAAGAACGCCTCGCGAAACAAACGAACCTCCTCACCTTCCGCACGCAGGAGCAAGCCGAGGCCGACAAAAAGGCGGCGGACAAAGCCGAGGAACACCGGAAAAAAATCCAAGAACTGAGCGACAGCATTAGCGGCGCGGGCCTCGCTAAGCAGGTGAAGGACCTCGCGGAGGTCTACGCGAAGCTCACTCCGTCGCAACTCCAAAACCTCGACACGATGCTGCGCCTGGCAGAGAAGGCCCGCGCGCTGAAGGAGCAGGGCGCCGCGCTCACCGCGCAACTCTCGAACCTCGTCGATCAGTCGCAAAAGCTCGACGAGGTTCTCCATAGCGAGGAGGAGACGGTCTTCCTCCTGTATCAAACGGAAGTCGCGCGCGAGTTCATCCTCGGAAAAACCACGGTCGGCCTCTCAGCCCTCACCGCGAAGCAGATCGAGCACAACAAAGCCCTCGCCGCCGCGGTGCTGCAACAGGGCGCGCAGATTCAGACCAGCGCGGACTATGTCGACGTCCTGCGGGACATGGCGTATCGCACCTCGGTGGCGAACGCGGAGCAGGACAACGCGGCGGACAAGGCCGCGAAAACGAAGGCCGCGCACGACGAACTCGCCAAGTCGATCCACGACATCGCGGGCGCGTTTGCGCAGCTGGCGCAGATCAGCGGCGGGTCGTTCGGCGGCGTGGCGCGGGATGTTGGCACCGCGGTCGGCGCGATGGATGCGGCGGCGGTGTCCGCGGAGGCCTTCAAGGGCGGGCTGAAAAATATCAAGGCGGGCAACCTCACCGCGGGGATCGGGCAAACGGCGGCGGCGACGGCGGCGATGGCGGGGACGTTTCTCGAAGCCACCAAGGGCGCCGGAAAACTGTCGAGCACGATGACCGGCGCCGCGATGGGGTTCTCTGTCGCAGGACCGTGGGGCGCGGCGGTCGGCGCGGGGATCGGGCTCCTGCGCGGGTTCTTCAACGCGGCGAAGGAACGCAAGGAAGTGATCGGCCTCCGCGACGACATGGTCGCCGCCGCGGGTGGCATGGAGGCGTTCCGACAGAAGGCCGAGCGCGCCGGGATGAGTCTCAAGGACTTCTACGACGCGCACAAAAAGACCGACCTCGAGGAACAGGTCAGGAAGATGAACGAGGCCTTGGCGTATCAGGCGCAGGCGTTGGACCTCGTCACCGAAACCGCGCAGCGTTACGGGTTCACGCTCGAAGAACTCGGTCCCGCGATGCAGCGGCAGGAACTCGACAAACAGGCGCAACAGTTGTTCAAGGACTGGGGCGTCCTGAACGCGGCGGGCATCGACACCATCGCGATCACGGAAAAAATGTCGCAGTCGGTCAGCGACTACGTGAACGAGGCGTTAGCGATGGGCACCGACGTGCCCGACGCGATGCGCGGGATGTTGGAGACGATGGCGAAGAACGGCCAGCTAATCGACAAGAACGGCGAGAAGATCACCGACCTCAAGGGCGCCGGGATCGACTTCACGCTCTCGATGTCCGATGGGTTCCGCGCGCTGATCGACGAGGTCCACAAACTAACGGAGGCGATCTCGCGCGGGTTGACGAGTGCGATTGCCAACGTCCCCGAGCTCGTAGTCCCGGTGCGCGCGGTCCCGGTCGAGGAAAACCCGGTCAAGGGCGGGAAGAACACTTATCGCCCCGCGCAGGAACGCCTAGAGAGTTACCAGCGGGGCACGGAGGGCTTCCGCGACTTTGGACAGGGCACGCCGGTGATGCTGCACGGCCTCGAAGCGGTCGTGCCCTATGACGAGTCGCGGCAGGCGGGTGCGTTTGCGACCGTCGCGGGAGGCCTCGCTGCGCCCGCGGCGATGGGCGGGACGTCGATTGTCATCAACGCGCAGGGCGCGTTCTTCGACACGCCCGGGGACCTGCAACGCCTCGCGGATCGGGTGAACGACGCGCTGACGGCGAAATTTGCCCTCCGCACCATCGCGCGGGCGGGCTGAGATGGCGATCTCGGGCGCGCAGGTTGCGTATACGTTCGCCCGCGCAGGCCTCGCCCGCTCGGGCGCGACCCGCTCCAACTTCATCGCGCCGTGGGCGACGGTGGATCTCATCGTGCGCGACAGCGCGGGCGCCATCGTCTCGCGCACCGACATTACCGACTACATTCGCGTCGGGTCGCTCCAAGTGAGCCAGGCGCTCAACGACGAGGCCGATACCTGCAGCTTTCAGATCGTGCCCACGGCGCCGGCGACCGCGGTCCCGACGGTCGGCCAGGAAATCGCCGTGGCCTGGTCGCCCGGGGACGTCGTGTTTCAGGGTTACGCACTCGTCGTGCAGTTCGACCGGCGCGAGATGAATCGGTCGCCGTGGGTCTCGGTGCAATGCCAGGACTCGATGTGGCGCTTCGATGCGCGGATCGTGACCTATCGGTTTCCGACGCAATCGGTGACGGACTCGATTGCGTTTCTGGTCCGCTACTTCTGCAACCTCGATGCCCAGGCGCCCGGGCCGTTGGACTTTCGCGTGGCGACGGTGCAACCCGGGATGCCGTCGGTGCCCGGGTTTGATGTGGTCAACGAACGGCCATCGACCGTGATGCGGAAACTGACGGCGGGCGTGGGCGGCGGGTTCTATATCGCGGGGTTGGACGTGCACGCCTGGGCGGGGTCGCTGAGCGAACCCGGGCAGGCCAACCCGCAGCCGCTGACCAATACCCTCTCGACGTTGAAGGCCTTCCGCCTCACGCGGGACGCGACGCAGGTGCGGCGCGGCGTGATCGTGGAAGGGCGGCGGACCTCCACGCTGATCCCGATTCCGGCGTTCGACACCTCGGTCTACAGTCCGATTGGCATCCCGCTGACGGATGCGTCGTTCATGGACGCCTCGCTCGGCGTGGACTATCAGCACCTCGTGCGGCTCGGCACGCAGTGGTTGGTCCTGCAATCGCCCGTCAGCATGCACGGTGGCGCGAACCCCCCGCAGACGCGAATTATTCAGGCCTTCACGCCGGGCGATGCGGGCCTCATCTGCGAACCGATGTCGCCACTCCCGCCCTCGCAAGGGTGGATTCGGATCGGCAACCAGTTTGCTGCCTACGCGTCGATTGAAAGTCCTGGCGGCGCCGTGCTGATCTTGAATCTCGCGCTCGCGATCCACGCCTACGGCCATCTCACCGTCCCGATGGCGATAGGTGAGACGGTCGAGTGGGTCGATTGCGCGATGGAGGACTATCCGCTCGGCCTCCAGTGGCAGCACGCGTCGGTGACCGATGGAATCATTCACGCCCAACCCACCGACACGCCCGCGGTGCTCTTCGCGCGCGCGCAGATTGGGCTCGATGGGTGGCCGCCCCTCGAAGGATTTGTGCAGGATGGCCGGTATAGCTATACCGGGGCGCAGGCGCGCGCGGATGCGGATCTCGCGGCGTTTCGGGACCCCGTTGAAACCGTCGAGTGGGAGACGGAGGACCTGCACGCACAACCGGGCCGCGCGCAAGTGATCAACCTGACGGGGTCCTCCGTGATAGATCCGCTCTCACTCACGGTGACGATCACGCGGGTCGACGTCACGTTTCCGCTCCGCACGCTGCCGCCGCGCCGACGGTGCTCGGGCGGCGCGCTGAAGCCGACGACGTTTCTCGACCTTGTCGTGACGGACCAATCGTAAAAGGGAGGACGCGCACCATGGCGATTTCACGGACCCCGATGGTCGATGACGACGGATCGGGCACCACGGGGACGATCATCAATAACGCGTGGAAGGTCGAACTTTACGATCAGATCGACGGCGAGATTGGGCAGTGGGCCGACGTGCCGTTCTTTGCGACGAACTTCATCGGGCACAACGGCGGGACGTGGACGGTGGGCGCCGCGTCGGTGATCATGAATCGGCAGTGCACGGTCGGCAACGTGACGTTCTGGCAGTTCTACATCTCGTGGTTTTCCGGAGCGAACGTGATCGGCGGCGCGCCCACGAGTGTGCGGATGGCGTTGACCGGGCCGAAGACGATCAACCCGTATGCGATGTTCACGAATCTCTACGCGCAGAATGGCGGGCAGCGTATCGCGGTCGACGCGGTGGCCGCGCAGGACCCCACGTTCATCTGGCTGGATTTTTCCCGACCCGATGGGGCGCCCCTGGCCGCGGGGCCGTTTGGCGTCCGCGGGATCGTGACCCTGGAGACGATCCCTGGTTAGGTCTTGTGGATCTCGGCACCATATTGCGCGCGCAGGCGGTCGCGGAGCTCGGGCGACATCGGCGCCGCCTCGATGATCGGCCACGGCGTGATCGAGGCCTGGTCCGGCGCAGCGGCGCGCGCGTCTTCAAGGGTCGCGTAGATGGCGAGAATCGCACCGTCCGTATCCTGCACGACAAACACGGTCATAGGTCCCTCCCGGGCGCAGCACCGATCACGATCAATCCGCAGGCGACCCCGACGAGGAGCACCGCGACTCCACTGAGGATCCACATCATGCGGGGCACTATAACCCCGCCCCGAAAGGAACGCACCCCATGATCGGGTTTCTGTTTCTCGTGATCGTGATCGGCGCGCTGCTCTACATCGTCGATCACTACCTGCCGCTCGACCCGCTGTTCCGCAACGTGATCCGCGTGCTCGGGATTCTGATCCTGTTGTGGATGGCGCTTCGACTGCTCGGCCTGGTGCCGCCGATCCCGCGCGCGTTTCCGTGACGGGGCGGCAGTCCGGGAATTAGCCCCGACGAGGGGCGTTGGGGCAACCCTGTGGGGCAACCCCACCGAAATCGCTTGTGTTTATCGTGTCGGTTTCGATAGAGGCCCGCCCTCCTAAGGCGGGGGTCGTGGGTCCAAATCCCACCGGGCGCGCCATATTTTGCAAAGGGTTACGGGGATTCGCGGTTTCGGGGGTTGCCCCAGGCCCGTCCGGGAATTATCCAAAATTGCTAGGAAATACTATTGGTGAGAAATCATGGGGCAACCCCATGGGGCAACCCCAACGGTAGAACTTTCCGGTAGAAAGTCCGGCGCCGGTAGAAATCCCGGTCGAACAATCCGGGGACGCAGTTTTCAGCGGGGCGCGTTGAGGGCGAGGGCGAGGGCTTCGCAGTGCTGATCGAGCGCGTCGGCGCGCGACGTCGCGCGCGTCTGGTATTGGTCGTGAGGCCCGCCGAAGATCATCGTTTCCCAGAGCACCGGCGCGCCGCGCCCGAAGAAATTGTGGTCGAGGCCGAGGAACACGGTCGACACCTGGACGCCATCGGGCAGGTCATCGCGCGCGACAATCCGCGCCTCGGTGTTCGCAAACCACTCCGCCCACGTCTGCCAGTCGTCGCAGATTTCCGGGTCCCCGTGGGCGTCGAGCACGTAGTAAAGCCGGTGCATCATCGCGCGCCGGATTTTACAAGGCGCAGCGGCGCGACGGTCGGCGCCGCGGGCAGCGACGGCACCGCCGCATAGACGACGGCGGCGGACGCGATGGCGGCGCGCACGCGCTCGGAGACGGCGCCCTTCGTGTAGCGGGCCGTGGTGTCGAGACCGGCGTGCTGCAGGAGTTCCTTGACGACGAGCGGGTCGCCCGTCAGTCGATACATCTCCGATCCGAACGAGTGGCGCAGGTCATAGGGTTTGCACCCGGGCGGCAGCGTCAACAAATCCTGCAACCACGAGTCGTCGCCCGTCCGCGCGTGGTGATCGGCGGCGGCGCGTTGCGCGCGCTCGATGCCGCGGAGCCACGTTTGCCGCATCGACGAGCGCGACCAGGTCTTCCCGAACAACCCCGCCGCCGCAAACGCGCGCAGCGCGTCGACCGCGGGTGGGATCACGTTGACCCAGGACCCCACGACGCCTTTGCCCTTCCGCCGCGCGGTGAGATACATGCGGCCGTGCGCGAGGTGCTTCAAGTGCTGGGGCGTCACCCGGCGCAGCGTGGCGCCACCCATCCCGGTCCAGGCCATGACCGCGAGGCGCACTTTCGTGAGATTCACCTTCGGGCGTTTCTGCCCCTTGTCGGCGCGCCCGAGATCGGGCAGCGAGTCGACGATCAGTTTGACCGCGCGCGTGGGGATGTCGCGCGGTTCGACCTCGTCCTCCTTGCGACCCTTGATCCCATCGGTGGGGTTCGCGCCGGGATAGAGGCGCCGGTAGAGCAGGCGCAGGCGCACGAGGCGTTTGTTGCACGTATTGGTCGCGGCGCGGTCCTCCGTCCATCGCGCGATCTGCCCGATGATGTCGAGGTCCGTAATCTCGCGCGCGGACATCGCGCCGAGCGGGGAGCGGACCCACGCGCCGAGGATCGTCTTGCTGTCGTTGCGATAGCGACCCTCGGGCAGCGTGGCGAGGTAGGTCGGCACGTCGGCGGCGAGGGTGCCGCGCGCGGTCCCCGCGGCGGGGCGCGTTTTGAGGAACTTCGCCTTCGTGCTCAGGCGCCACGCAATCATCGTGTTCGTGGCGGTGCTGAGTGGGAACTCCTCGCGCACGCGCTCTTGGTTGCCGTCGCGGGAACTGCCGACGCGCACCTCCGCGATCTTGAGATTGCCGTCGCGCCAGATGCCCGGGGCGATGCGTTGTATGCGACGTTGTCGAGCCATAGCCTGCGTCCTTGTCCTTTCGAGTCAGTGCGCCCGCGAATCGCCACGGGAATCGCGTGACAATTCTAGATAATTCTCGGGCAAAAATTGACAACGGATCGCAATTTATATACAAACGCGGGCAGGCTGTCACCACCGAAACTCCCCCGTAGTTACGGCCTGATTTGATTATTTGAATGCTCACAGCGCGCTCGGAACCGGGCGCGCGTTGTCGTCGTTGTCGGCAGATCGGAGTCGATTCGCGCCAATGAAAACCCCACCCGCGATTACGAATCTCGACCAACTTCCTGTGATCCTCACGCTCCGCGAAATCTGCGGGATCTATCGCATCTCTCCATCGACCGTGCGCAAGGGTTTGCAGCTCGGCACGTTCCGCCCGCGTCCGTTCGAGTGGTATCCGTATCGCTGGAAGCTCGCCCACGTCGTGGCCGACCTCGACCGCGAGCGCGACGAACGCACCGTGCGGAACCACGGCTTCCGCGCGCGCGCGTTGAAGGCGCCGTTGGTGAAAAAAACTAAGGCGCGGCGCACCGGCACGCGCTGATCGGGCGAGGCCCTGCATCGTGAAGTGGTTCCAACTCGACAGCGACATGCCCGAGGACCCGAAGATCCGCGCCGTCGCGCGGGCGTTCGGCGCCGAGGGGATCGGTGGCCTGGTCAACGTCTGGTGTCACGTCGCCAAGCACGGACGATTGCCAGGCCAGGGGATCGACTCGCGCGGCGCCCCGCTGCCGCTCGAGGACCTGCGCGAGGCCTCGCTGCTCACCGTGGAGAAGTTCGAGCAGCTCCTCGAGCTCTGCACCCGGACCGGGCACTTCCGCCGCGATGCGTGGGAACGCCACCACGGGATCTGGATTCCCGCGATGGAACGGCGCGCCGACCGCTACTCAAAAAAACTCGCACAGGGACAGCAACCGGGCTTCGATTGGCCGGAGTAGGAGGCAGGTATGAACCGCACGTGGACGACCGAGTCCCGACGACACGCCGAGCGCAGCGTCGAACTGCACAGCCGTCTCCGCTCGTTTCTGATTCAGGAGTTCGCGCAGGAATCGCCGACTGATATTTCCGGGGCGCTCATGTATGAACTCGTCAGTCTCGTCGCCGCCGTGACGACGAGCGAGTTCGACGCCGACCGGTTGATCACGGCGCTTCTCGACCGCGCCGGTCGGCAGATCGAAACGTTCGGGGTGGGGCGCCCGCACCCCTGAGGACTGCACACATTGTGCGCACAAGGTGCGCAGCGAGTGCGCCTACATACCAAGACAAACAAACCAACACAAAAGACCGGAACCTGTGGAAATGTGGAAATCCTGCGCTGATCGAACACCGACAACGGGTTACCCTGTGCAGAACCCCGACAACGACCGTCATCCGAAAGGCGCTTATATGACACTCCCGCGGCGCGCGTGGCTCTCGTCGATGTTCGCGGTGCTGCTCCTTGCCGCCTGCGACCGGACCACCAACTACATCTCGGCGCCGACGACGCCGACGCCGATCCCGACCGGCACCGCCGACGATCTGGTCGAGTATCGGGTCCTGGGCGATTCCGAAACCCTGTCGGGCGTGCTCGTGCGCCTGAGCAATTCGGTCGACGGGCTGTCGCAGCAACGGACGGTGCTGCCGTTCTTCCAGGCGCTCAACGTCAACCGCGACAGCGTGTTCTTGTCTCTCGACGCGCGCGGCGCGGGCACCGGGTTTCTCTACGTGGGGATCTTCGTGAACGGGGTGATGTTCCGGGAGGCCTCGTCCACGGTGACGAACCCGTTTGTGGCGGTCAGTGGCACGTATCACCGGCAGCGATAGGCGCGCGTGGGAGGCCCACGTCACCGGCGCGCGGGTGACGCAGGTGACGAAGTTCCAGGCGGTCGCGACCGTCATCGATGGCGTGCGGTTCGACTCGCGGAAGGAGGCGCGCCGGTTCCACGACCTGCAGATCATGGTCGCCGCGGGCGTGATCGCGGATCTCGAAGTGCACCCGCGGTTCCCGCTGGTGGTCGTCGAACTGTTCAGGGGAGGCCCGCCGTGGTCGACGAGATCGTGCGGCGTGTATACCGCGGACTTTCGGTATGTGGACACGGCGACGGGCGAACTGCTCGTCGAGGATGTGAAAACCGACCCGACCCGCACGACCGCCTATCGCCTGCGGAAGCGACTGGTGGAAGCGATTCATGGGATCAGGATTTCGGAGGTCTGATCGGTGACACCGCTGAGCGACGATGAACGGCGCGGCATTCTCACGAGCGTCGACTCGGCGTTTCGCCGTCTCGGGAATCTCTATGTGGCCGTGCGTCCCGAGTATCAGCGGTTCGGGTTCCACCCGCCGTCGACCGGCGTGATGGCGCGCGACCTGAGCGAACAGATCGAGCAGGCGATTGTGCAGCACTGCGCCACGTTCACGAAGGGCGTTGGCCACTGCGATCTCGCCCGCGGCACCGAGGCCTGGGAAGTCAAAATCTGTCGGTCTGGCCTCACGATCAACCAATCGAAGGCGGTCGGTGGGGAGAACTACATCGTGACGAACTACCGACTCAGCGGCGCCCCGCTGCGTCCGCAGGTCGACCGGGTGTTTGTGCTCTGGCGCGCGACGGACGCGTGCTTCTCGCCGCGTCGGGCGAACAGCAACGCGCGCGGTCTGCATTTCGAACGTGCCCGCGATCAGATCGAGTGGTTGTATCCGTTCACGAACAGCCAGCTGTCGTCGCGGGCGCACGAGGTGTTCACCCTCGACGGATTCACCCGCACCTGATCCGCTGCGAAGGAGGGCACTGTATGAAAGCACGCGCACCCTGGTTGGACCGCCCCGCGCCCCGCCGTCCACGCCGTCCGCGCCCGACGACCATGTGGAAGAAAGTGCTCGTCGTCTGTTCGTGCGGCGCCGAGTGGCACGGGTGGCACGCCATCGGGAACCCGCTCGTCCGTGACCACTACAACCGCGGGCATTGGATCTCTGACCGCAGGACGTCGTTCGCGGTCGCGGATCGGGAGGAGGCCGACGCCACATGACGACCTTGGTGGCGCCGACCGAAATCCAACGCCGTCTCGCTGCCCGCGAATGTCTGCGGTGCGGCATCGCCGGATTGACGGGCGACCCGGACACCGGATTCCCGGAGCACTACTGCGCCCACTGTCGGAAACAGATCGACGACGAGGCCCGCGCCGCTCGGAAGGCCGAGCGTCGTGCGCCGAATTATTGGAGGTGATCGAATGGATGAGACAACGAACCGACCCAACCGACCCGATGCCGATCTCCCGCGCCGCGAACGCACGCCCGTCGAGGTGCTGCGCGACTGGGAAACGGTCCAGCAAAACGACACGGACGAAACCCAACGGTTGAGGGTGGCACGTGGCTGGCTCTATCGCACGTTCGGCCCGGCAGGACTCGCGATGGTGTTCGTGCCCGAATAGCATGGCGGCGTTTTGTGCGGAGCCTGGGTGCGGCGTCGTGGTCGCGTCGGGACGCTGCCCGGTGCACGCCCGCACCCAGGACCTCGCGCGAGGATCCAGCCGCGCGCGAGGCTATGGGAGTCGGTGGGCGAGGCGCGCCGCCCTGTTCCGTGCCCGGTATCCCCTATGCGGGATGCGACCCGGTGGCCGCGCGCCGGTGCTGTCGCGGTGCTTCGATGAGGGTCGGGTGACGTTGGCGTATCAGGTCGACCACGTCGTGCCCCACAAGGGTCGACCTGAGCTTTTCTGGGATGAACTCGGGAACTGGCAGTCATTGTGCGCCGC